AATTGGCCTAAAATATCCAGCGTCATTGTTTGGTCTAAGTAGGCAATTTCTTGAACCGGCAATGTGCTGAAATCAGTATGTGTAATACTGTTGCTGTAAACGATTGGCAGGCTTATGTCGGTATATCCCAAAAGCCTTGTTATCATTGTTTCAAAAGATTGCTTTTCTACAAAAAACTGAGCCAGTATATTATCAGGCGTATTTTGCAAAGCCCCCAAATTATCAGAAAACTGCAACACAATTTCACGAAGGCCATAAGGAGAGTAAGTGACCGATGTTTGTGGTTGATACCAGCCCCGCCACTCAAAACCACCTGAGCCGGTAACGATAATAAACCAATCGCGGTTTTCCGATAAAACAAATTCCGCAATTTCCGAAGGCTGCAAACTTATTTTAAGAGTAAGCTGTGCGCCACGAATAGGCCACAAAAGGTTACTGTTGGTTTTGTCATATCCCAATTTTAGGAAATCGCGCCCCGGCATGAATGGCAACACTTCCACGCTGCCAGTGTAGCCCTCCTGTTGAATGGTTATTGATATGTTTTCACTGTCTAACAGCGTTACAAAATCAAATTGGTATCTGTCTGCTAATGCCATAAGTTACCCAAAGTTAACGCTGCGATTATTGCCAGCCTGATTAAGAATAAATAACAAATCTCCGCCGCTTACCCTCGCCGATAAAGTACCGCCCCCGCCGCCCATGTTGCCGAACCGTCCATTACTTACGATATTGCCGCTGCCGGTGGGTACAAATAACTCTGGGCCATTTTCGCCAATCAAATAAGGACTGCCACTATTTACAGTTCCTCCTTGCGCTTTACCTGGTAATCCTAATATACTTTTGAATGCAGATAAAAAGCTGGTACCGCCACCAGCCGCGCCACCCGTAGCAATGGATATAATAGCTGCTAATGCTGCCGCTTTAAGTAGTTGTATGATTAAACTTTTAATTGCCGCTTTTAGCCCTTCAACTGCGTTTTCCCCGCCTGATAAAGCATTGAATGAGGCGTCAATAATGGGGCCTAAAAGCGCAAAGTTGTTTTTTATGTCGGCCACCTTGTTGTTAATGGCAGTGAGGTTGTCGAGTTCTTCGGTTGATTTTGTACCCGGCAATAGATTAACTGGCTTAAAGTTTTTAACTGCGCTTTCAACCGCTTTTGTACTGGTGAATCCTGTGGAGAGTAGTTTAGCCTTATCTAATAAAGCCTGCTTTTCAGCCGTTAATAACCGTGCATCTTCTTCTTTTCTAACTTGGCTTATGGCGGTAACTAAATTAAAATAGCCATTGGCTAATGCTGCAAGTTTATCCGCGCTGTTCGCCGGTAATGCCTCATAAGACTTATTAAGTTTTTCCTGTGCATCCGCTGCATTGCTGGTATTGGTTGCAACTTCTTTTGTACCTGTTCCTAATTGAGCAAATAAAGCTGTGGATTTTGTTAATGCCTCATTTGCAGAATTATCAATATCTTTTCTTTGTTTAGTTATTTGAATGTATTCATTATTTGCTAAGGTTACGGCCTTTATAGCATTTTGTTTTTGCACTAAAGCGACTTGGGACTTTACTAATTCCCCTTCTTCCGTTAATGCGTTTTGACTTGTCGAAATTGCCGTTTCCTTATTTACCTTATCTAAGTTTTTTTGCGCCTCTGAAATTTTCTTTATTGCATTCTCTTGTTTAATAAAAACATTTGCTGCTTCATCGGCATATTTTGTGGCTACCGCTTGTTTTATTAAGGCTTGAGTAAATAAATTTGTTTGGTCTGTAATAGCCTTACTGCCAACATTTGCCAGTGTCAATTTTTCGCCGTAATCGCCTAAAATTTTATTGCCATTTTCAAGTGCTTTATTCCGTTGCTCTATTGGTAGTTTGGCGTTAGCCGCTATATCAACAAATGCCTGTAGCTGTAAGCCTGCCGACAATGCAGGTGCCTTAGCTTTATCTAGTTCACTATTAAAATCCTCCTGCGCTTTTTTTGCCTCTTTAGCCTTGTTGGCAAATATGCCATACCCGTTACTATAAGCATCAAACAGTTGCACGGCTCCAATCAATAACCCTATGCCCGCCGGCCCCGCTAAAGCCCCAAAAAATTGCTTAGTGGCACTCGCGCCCTGTGTTGCACTTGCCCGTAAGGCTGTTACCGATTGAATAAATGGCTCAATATTATTGGCAATTCCAATAAATCCAAATGCACTATCCTGAGCAATACGGCCTAAGTTTAGGACTGCAAAAGAGGCCTGGTTTGTATTCTTTGCAGCGGTGGCAAGTTGTGTTGAAAATTGGCCGGTCTTAATCTCATTAAATGCGCCTTTTGCCTCCCTTAGTTTAGTGGTTAGCTTTGCAACTTCCTCCGGGCTTTTGCTATTCTTTAAAGCGGTTTCAACTTCCTTTATTTTTTTCTCAAAAGCATCATAAACGCTAACCGCCCCTTTAATCTCAACATCAAACTTTTTTGCAAAGTCCTCAATTGCTTTTTGTGCTTTTTCGGTTTCAGCGTTTAAAACTATGCTTAAAACATTATCGGCCATGGTATAAAAATTTAAGGCTGGCCAAGTTAGCCAGCCCTTTGTGCTTTTAAATATTCTATCATTTCCGCCACGGTCGCGGCTTCGGTATCACCGTCAATGAGGTCAAGTTTCATTAAGTCGGATGGCTGCTTTATTTTCTTCGCTCCTGCGCTTTTTACCACCATGAATCCCAGCCATCTGAACCGCTCCAATTCCTTTTGCTCGGCTAATCTAAAGCCTTCAACCAGGTCACCATATTGGGCTGGCGTATATCGGTAATATTCCCACGGTTTTAACCGGATCACGCCAAAAGCAAACGCCTTTACACTTCGCCAGCTAATTTTTTTTTATCCGCTTCGCTGGCTGCACTAAGCAACGCCTGCGCCGGTTGGCTGGCTGTGTAATCATCAATCACAACCTTTAAGGCTGCTGCTGCTTCATCGCTCTGCATATTAGCCTCCAGCCATCTGAATATTTCGCCTTTAGTAGCTTGTTTGGGTTCATCCCATCCCAAACAGTAATTTTCATGAGCAAAATACACTAGGTTGGCTACAAATTGAACGGTACTTTTTGCCGCTGCATCCTGCACCAGCATCTCGCTTACGTGCATGCCAAAATGTAGCTTCAGCGTTTTATCGTTTACTTTTAGTTCCGTCATAAATTAAATGCCGTTTACAGGGGTTCCGCTTACAGATAAATTTGCATCAAATGAAATGAAGTTGTCCACTTCGGCCGATACCGTTAAGGAAGTCAATGAACCAACGCCGCTGAAGTCCAACACGGTGCCAGCTGTGGCGGCATCACCAATAACAAAATCAAGTTGGCTGTTGGCTGCAAACCAGTTGTAAAGTTCATTAGCGCTGATAGTTCCTGCATCACCGGCAAAATCGGTAACGCCTGCAAAAGGAATTTCAAAGGAGGTGGTGCCAGCGGTTTTTAATACGCCACATTTGGTGTTAGTGCTTATTTCTTCTGCTGTGCCGTCCAGGCTTAATGTCGTGTTACAAACCACATATTTAAAAGCTGTGGTGCTGCCATTAGGGCGCAGATACAATTTTACGAGATTACCCGTTTTTTGTGCCATTTTTATTAGTTTTTAGAAATTAAATGTTCAAATCGCATGGTCTTGATATAGGTGGTCACGCTGTCAACTACTGAAACACGTTCATCGCTGCTTACCAATTTTACATTGGCGTGAGTGAATCCGTCTATTGTTAAATAGGTGTAATTATTTGGCACCATTAAGCCTATAATATTGTCGCTTATTTCATCAATACTTTTTCGGCCGCCATACTCGCGCCATTCGCTATAAATCTCAATGGTAGTGGTCGTGCGGTACATCTCACAATTCTTGGCCGATATGCCTGCCGTGTTCACCGTTAAAATTCCGTAGGGTGCCACCGCTGAAGATGGCGGGTTTTGCCCGTATAAAACGAAGTCGTTTAACTTTAAAGCATCGGTTAACGCTTTGCGTACATATCTCGTTGGGTCGGTCATTTGATAACTGCTTTTAGGTCGTTAATAATGCTATCTTTTAGTTCATCGTAAGCCTTATAAAAGTAAGGCTGAGCCTTTATGCCGTTTCTGATAATGCTTAAATAGATGGCATAAGCTGCATCTGCCAGCCTTTCTTTATCGCCTTTGTTGTTGGTTCGTTTTTGGGTTTTAGTGCTGTATGCCGCTGAAATTCCTTTGCGCTTTACCCATTCGTAAATCCGCTTTTGAAATTCAATGCCTCCAGCCATCTTGTCCTTATTTTTAAACTTTGCAGCAATATCTGCTCTGCCATTGGCTTCAAACTTTCTTTTAGTACCAAATTCGATGTAAGGTGCATAAAACGTATTGGCTACAACAACTTTATTAAAAGGCACTGAGGTATCGGCATAAATTGCACCCCTTAGCTTATTCTCATCTGTAGGGGCTAATAATACTGCCCTTTCCTCAATCCGTTTTGCGCCATCCGTCAAAGTTGCATCAATCTCCTTTGCCACCCTCGCGCTGTACTTATTCAAGTTGCCGACAACTTCCTTTAAGCCTTTTAATTCAATGCTCATAAACTAAGTATTGTAATCCTTTCCCCCGCTCCGAATATATCGCCGCTGACAAGGCTTAAAACGCTGCCTGCTACCATTATTTCATTTACCTGTGGCGAAGCGGTTACATATTTTTTCTCGATACCATCCCTAAAAATCAAATAAATCATTTTGCCATTAACCGCCGGTATGGTCACCGTTGCAGCATCGGCAGGAACGGTATAGTATATGGTATTAAGGTAACCTGTATCGGTGGTGCCTTCGACATATTCTGCAAGTATTGACATGGTGCGCTTTCTTGTTTCTTCGTTAAAACCTGTAACATCTAAAATTCCAAAACGGGTAACCACAAACATATCCCGCTGCCATGCGAAATCTGCACGATAATTAACGTCCAAACGGTATTTGCCATTGGTTGCCAGCCTACCATTAAAAAGTATATCGTCACCGCTGGTATTTACGACATTTGCCCATGTTGGTGCGGTTGTTTGCAGGGTAGGTGGTGCCGGTACATATTCGCCGAACCCATCCTGAGCTTTCTGATACTTATAAACTTGTATTTGCTCTGTGTACGTCATTGGTTAGCAAATTGGCATGTAAGGAAATAATAAGGCTTTGCACTCTGGCGCCATGGTGTTTTCTTTATCTGAATCTCTATTATTGAAAAAATACCCTGCCTGCGCTTTAACCGCCTGGATAAAAACAGAACGGCTATCAACGCCCAATGTATAGCTAATTTCGTGTAGCCCCACCTCGCTGCTTTCAAGGCTTACCCGATTGTTACCAAACGTGCTGTAATCATCCTCAAATACCAATGTTTGCCATTCAGATGGGCATTTACGCCACTTCACCAATGTAATCGCCGTTACTGGGCTATAAGGCAGCTCAAAGGCTTTGTAATTCGTGTTATAAATTACAGCCACTACGCTTTTTTCAATGAGGCTAATATTACATTTTGCTTCAATAAACTGGCGGGCAGCAACTATAAATATGGCTAACGTGTTATCGTATGCCGTGCCTTCAATTTGCAGGTATTGCTTCAGTTCGGCAACCGTTACTATTTCGGTGGCACTTCCACCAGCTTCGATAAATTCAATATCTTTAATTATTGCACCCATAACTATAAATAGGTAATGAAATTCACAAGGTCGCTTTTGGATTGGACTGGAACATAAGGCTCATAATATTCACCGGTTTCAATCTGTTTCTCTATGCCGATATATTTAAACCCGATCTCATGAAACGCCGGTATATCACTGGTGAATACCTTAACGCCCAACGATATGGCTTCAAGTGCAACGGTCGGCATGCCTTCGGTTTCTGACGGCATGAGTAACGCCTTACAATCATGCAGCAACGCTTTTAAATCGCTGTTGCCTGCCCTGTATTGAATGTTGGGCAGCATTGCTTGTATTTGGTTGCCGTAGCCCGCCAAAACGCCTACAAATTGTTTGTGAGGGTATTTTTTAGCGTAATCAATCAACTTCAGCCCGCCCTTATTTCTATTGCAATTTATCAGAACGTACTTATCACCGCCTTTCAATGGCTTGTGGTTCTCGTATCGATTTGGCGGGTAAAACACCATGCTTTTTAGGCATTCATAATTTATTTTGGCAGCCACATGATGCGCGCAGTATATTACCCGCGCATGAGTCATATTGAAAGGCTCACGGTTGCAGTTGTGTTGAATATACACCATAGGCTTGTCACATTGCACCCGTGGCAATAGCATCGGTGTTGTTACAATAATGTCACACCAATCATTAACCAATGCCCGAAGATTTGAAGCAGGCATTCCTGCAACACCATCGTAATCTATTGGCTTTAACAAGGATAATGAGCAAACAATAACACTATGCCCGTGGCTAATTAGTATTTTCGCCAAATTGTGGTGGTACATGCTTGCGCCGTTTAGGCTTAACGACAGGTGATGGTGTTCCGCTATTAATATTTTCAAGTTGTAAATGTTTTATCAGTTCGTCTTTTGTAAAATTTTTAATCCGTTCCCAGTACTTATGCCCTGCAACGCTATCAACATTCCGCATGCCGCTATTTGCGCCCCTGTAATGGTCGAGGTGGTATAAAGCCCCTGGCACCCTTAAAACGCTTAACCCTAACAAATTAAACCGCCAAAACCGCTCCTGATCTTCGGGGCAATAAGATATAAAATTTTCATTCTCACCACCTACTTTTATAAATGCTTCCTTATTGTATCCCACTACACCGCCCACACTTTCAAAAGCATGAACCCCAAAACCTCGCCACTTTTCACCCCGTAATGCGGATAGGTTCAGGTCAGCTTTAACCTGCGGGAAAAACCGCCTTTCTACCCCTGCAAACGTGCCATCATAAGGGTAAACCACATCGCCACCGGCACGCAATTTTAAAACCATCTCGTAAAGTTGAAACGGTGGTACAATTACATCTGCATCCAAATTAACAACATAGCGTGTTTTTGCCGCCCTAGTCATTTCGTTAAGGGCTTTAGTCCGGTGAAATTTACCGGCGTAATCAAACTGCATATCTGCACCCATCTGATTAGTATTAATTTCACCCGTCAAAATATTAGTGTAAAAATGCGCATTCAAATAATCCTTAACGAGTGCCAGGTTTTCTTTGCGGTCGTTATGGTCGTAACTGACCGGAATAATAAACGTAACATCATGCAGGTAACACTTCGCAATGCGTGGAAATGCCCAGTAATCCGGAAACAGGTCAACCGTGCTGCATTGCTGCGCCAATGGCCCCGAAAACCACTCCGGCGGTCGTACTACAAACCCATCACTCAAATATGCCGCCCACCACGAAAACGTACTGTTAGCTATAATATGGAAGCGGTGGGCTATCATGTGCCGAAGTTCTATAATTGGGTCATTGTCGTGTGACCAGTTGCCGGCATGGTGCAACTTTACAAAATCAATATCGTCGCTAAATCCTGTTATCGGTTTGCCGTTCAAATATTCGCTCACCTGCTGCAAATAATACGAAACCGGCAGTTGTGCGTAGTTCTTATTGCCTATGTAATCATCTCGCCTGTAATGGATGGCCACCTTATCGATACTCATTGGGTCGCTGCCTATCGGGGTTAAGTATTCCCGTATTTGCTCCTCAAAGCCTGACCAATATTTCGGGCTCTGAAAGTAGCCTTGAATGCTTACAATGTCCGCGGTCAATTTTCCGTCAATAGTAGTATCGTAATGGTAGCAGCTTTCTTTTACAATGGGCGCATTTACAATATCACCATAC